CTGTACTTCTAACATAGCTTCGCTCTGGTATAGTAATATATTGTGTACTACCTCTTAAAAATAAACCTTGCGATGCTAGATAACCTCGCATTTTCTCTGTTACCTCAATCTTAACGCCATATTCTTGCACTCTAGCAATCATTAGTAATTTATCGCCAGTATCACTGAATATACCAATGTGTATCTTCATACTGTTTAATTTGTTTATTTTATTGTATAATTTGTCTAAATTCTCACGTTCATCTTTGATAGTTATATACTTTGACATATTACCACTTTAGTTTCATATAGGGATAAACATAATTATATACTGTTGCTCTCATTTTATCGTCTGCTTGTAAAAAATCAACTGACATATCTTGTATAGATTTAGATGTATACCCTTTTTCAACTCCGTTTGCTATTAAGTTTGCAATTGCTAACTCAAACCCAGCCGGAATATCTGCTTCGATGTAAGAAGTGTTACATATGTCATTTAACCACTTTAAATATAATAATTCTTCTGTTGTAATGGTCTACACCTCCTTATAACACCTCTTTCAACTCTTTTATTAACTCATCTTTTTTCTTGTTAGCTACAATATCATTTTCTTGTGCTAATTCTTGTAATTCTCTATAAGATAAACTGTATATATCAACATCAACTTCTTCTTCAACTTCAACGTCAACGTCTTCAACATCTTTATCAACTTTATTTTCAGACTGTTTCATTTTTAAAAGAAGATCAAAGTTACCTTTTACTTTTTCCATAATTACCCCCTTGTATAAATAAAGGAAGGGATATTATTTCCCTCCCTAAATTAATAATACTATCCGTTAGTGATTGCCATTACTACACGAATATTCTTTTTGTCATACACTCTGTGGTGATTTACTGCTAATGCTAATTCGGCTAACTCTGGTGTGTCGCTAGCTACTGAACTTTCTACCCATTTGATACCTCGAGGGTGCATTAAAAAACGCTTTCTAGAGAATAATGCTTCTTTAGATTCTTTCGCTGTTCTATCGACTTCTGTTGGTACTTTAGCTGTTCCTTCGTTTATAGCAATTGCTCCGTTACCAAACAAGTATGAAGTGTACTTTGTACCACTAGTTACACCGTCAGCTGTTGGTAAACTGTCATCAACGATAATTGAATAATTACCTAAGTATAAACCAAATCCAACATCGTTTGATGCTTCCGGAATAAATTCAATTAAGTTGTTTTTCTTCATGTTAGCATAAACTTTTGAATGTACCATTAAACCAGTCAAGCTTTCAGATGAGTCGCCTAGTCTTTGCGCTGCATCAATAGTATTTGAACCGTCTAATGTTTTTCCAGTTAAACCGTCTGTGTCAACATCTTCTGATGATACGTCTAATACTAAATCGCCACCATCGTTTGCAATGTTATCCGCAAACATGCCATCTAATTGATTTAATAACACTTTTTGATAAGCTCTATCCCAGTATGCCATAACTCTATCGGCAATTCTAACCATAGGGTCTGAACCGGATAGGTCTGCTGCTAAGTCCTCTGCTCCCCAAGAATTAGCTGCATATAAAATTCTCGCTACATCTTTGCCGGCTGAAAGCGAATTAGTGGTAATAGTTGTACCACTTTGTATCATTTGTGGGTCACCGTCTAAATCTCCCCAAAATGGTAAGTTTACTGTGTCGCCACCGTCTGGCACTACTACGTCTGGAACCGCTTGTGCAATACCCGATCTGATTAATCTCGATTTATCTGGTGTGTTTTCTGTTGTATAGTTATTAAATACCTCTGGTACAATAACGTCTGCTAATAATGTATAAGCCATGTTTTCTCACTCCTCTAATTTTTAATTATTTCAATCCAAACTTTATTGGGTCAATCCCTGCCTGGATAATCAATTGTTTAGCCTTTTCAGGCTCTTGTCTTACCATCTTTCCTTGCTTAGTTAAATTATAAGTGTCGCCTGGTTTAAAAGGATTGTCAGATGAATTTTCATTTACTTTTTTTGTAGTGTTGGTACCATGCCCTTTAAACTTATCTTGTACAATTAAATAATCGTGCTGTTCTTTAATTAAGTCGGCCTGTTTCTGATACCCTAGTAAATCATCACCGTCAACTTTCATGGTTTCTCTATCTAGCAAATTTTTGAATGTATTTCTAGCCTTTGGATTAATATCCTTGTCGCCTGCAATCATTCGATCAAGTGCGTTGTCAAAATTCTTTTCATCTAATTTGTTTTGATATTCAACATCTTTCTGTGACAACTTTTCCTTGTAGTCACTAATTGCTTGCTCATATTCGTCAACCTTACCAGCTTTGCTTGTCAAGTCGTCTATTAGCCCCTGCTTTTCCTTAGTTGTTTCTTCAAACGCTTCAAATTCGCCTTTAAGCTTCTTGTAATCGTCTTTAGTCCTAAATTCAAGCGGGGTATTCTTCTTGCTAAAATCAACAATTTGACCTATAATTCCCTCATCTACATTCAACTCTTTCAACTTAGCTTCTAACTTATTAAATAACTCTATACTCATAATTTCCTCCTATAGTTGTTTTTATAGTGTTTCTCACACTTACAGTATCCGTTGTAGTTTATTGACATTTCGGTCTTATATTATTTTGTGTTGTAACTTAGAAAACAACGACAATTAATATCATCGCTTGCTGTTCCCATTTGTCCTGGTGCTTTACCTTGCCCACCGTTCTCACTTATGAAGTCATCATCTAATGGGATAGTTGTTCCATTTAATAAATCATGTGCTGGCCTAACTTTATCATCTTCCATTGACTCCCAAGTTTTGGTTGCTTCGATACCTATCGACATTGTGGCAACTGCTAAGGCTATTTTACTCCCCTCTGCTATCCTATGCCCTTTTGCTTCTGCTATGACGTTGGCATTGGTAAAATCATCATCGTATACTGATTTGACTTCTTTTTTAGTCTGTGTGGCTGTTTTATTCTCTTGCAAAGAGTTTTCTAACTTCTGACTAACATCAAAGTCCATCTTGTTTTGATTTCTGATTAACCTTTCCTCTGTTGTGGCACCAGCTATCGGCATATTTATAAACTCGTTCTTCTTAACCTGATCTATATTAAAGTTTAAGGCTCGGGATAATTCTTTCTCAAACAATTCTTTGTTACCATTAAAACCCTTGTCATAAACCGTTGAAAATAATTTGCCTAACTCCACTTGCTTAAAACTTTTAAGTGTTGAATTAACATTCTTTATATTTTTCTTAGTATTGAGTAATAACATAGTGCCTACCAGCAAGGCGTAATTTATATCCCCGTCATCATCTTCGTAATTGTCGTATATGTTATCAATATAACCGTTTAACGTATTTAACTGATTAGAGTATTCTTCCCGCAATGTATCTTCAAATTCTTCTAAAGGTTCATCTAATGCTTTTTCATCTAGCTTTTTATAATCTTCAAAAGTCATTGATTACCCCCTAAATTTCCTTTCCACCACTACGTTCAGCTTTTACCCTTTTCATTATTTCTTCTACATCATCTTTTTCGCCTACAAGTGGGTGCTTTTTGATTAATGTTTCTAGGTCAAGTATATTAGTTGAGTTTTTAACAGTTTCTGACTTAACTTTATCCACTTCGGCTTCTTCTTTCTTATCAGATATCTTGGTCCGCACAAATTCAAGTTTGATGTCTTTATTGGTATAACTTGTGTTCTTGTCTTTGTTAATATACTCGATAACAAATTTAAAGAAGTTATTTAATGCTCGCTGAAACTCCCTTTCCATCTTGTTAGCTTTTAAATCTAAGTTTTGATATAAGAATTGTAACGCTGTACCTGACTTCTGACCTAAATCCGAATTAGTAACATCAATGCCTTGCCCAAACACGAATATATTTCTTTCTAATCTATCCATCAATTCTTTTTTAGCTGCAATAGGTATCTCTATTGTTAGTGCTTCTAACTTAGCATCAGGCCCGTCTGTTTTTGCCATCTTATAGTATTTTAAGTTTCTTCTTATCTCTGCTGCTGGAGTACCTGCTGCACCACTAATATTTAATATAGCTTCTTGTATATCTTCTAGGTTATTATCTAAGTCTGACATGGTACGATTATAACTATCTATTAACGACTTATAAAATTGCAAATCACCAACTTTCTTTTTATTATTCTTAAACTCTATAAACGGAATACCACTTTCCCAAAATGCCGGGCCGCCAAAGTAATCATAATGGCTCATAATGTGTCCACCATCTTCAAACGTGGGATCAGGCATTAACACACTTCCAGTTTCGCCATCGGATATATAGTAGCTTACTGTTTCTTTATCCCAATACTCAACTCTCAATTTCTTAATAGTATTATCGTATATAGGGTAATATCTAATAAATGCTTCCATTTCATTTTCTAAGCTTGAATTATAAATAGGTATACCTTGTTCTGCTGGTATAACTAAATATTTAAAACTACCTTTCTCATCGATGTATGGGTGTAGGTATTCAACCCCTTTGTTAGCCGATGCTGTTCCTAATTGTGATATATCATAGTCTAGGTCCTCTCTATCAACTAAATCTGTGAAGTAACCCTCTAAGGAATCGTCTTCAAATTCGATACTCATAGGCTCACCGAATAGGTATAAAGCCTTCTGATCCACCAACACCTTGTGGAAGTTATTACTGTCCTTGTTATTCGTTGCATCATCATCTAATTGCAAAGTTTCATTTTCGTCGTAATAATATATCTTTCTATCATTAATATCAGGCTCATTATAATAATACTTCTGCCCCTTTATTAACTTATCGGTATCACGCTCCTTAATAAATTTGAGTATAACCTGTTCCTTCGTTGTATACTCTGAATCCATTTGAGCGATAAATAAGTCTTGTGTTGTAATCATATTTTACCTCCCGTGTCCTATAAATGATATGCCTTCTGATTTCCCGACAGCTCTTATTAAACTTGCCAAACTATCTGGTGCATCGTCATGTGATGAATTTTCTGTATAGTCTAATATCTGATTTATATATTCTTTATCAGTTCCTTGTATAAATATAATTTTACTCCACTTGCTTTTCAGATAAGTGGATATTTTAATGTATTTATTCATTTTCTCATGATATTTTATTTTAGGGTGTTGTATCTTCTTGTCTAAATAACCTTTGTCGGCGTTCGTTTCTGTATACATTGTGCCAGCCATAAACCGTTCTCTTTTAGCTTCAAACCCTGCTAATAGATCATCGACGTGGGCTTGCCTTAATTCCCCATAAACATATATATTGCCGTCGTCATGTTCTTTCAAAATTGTAAAGGCTGTTCCATCACCGCCACCGTAACTTGCATCTATATGACATACACCGTTATATATTTTCTCTGTTCTTTCGCCATTATCAATAACACAATTTGTAAACATTGCATCTGCATCTGCTATATGTTTCAATTCATAGTTAGCCGCAAATAAACTTGCTGTCATGCTATCCCTTATCGATTGCAACATATCGTCATTTATTAACCCTGTATCGTAACAATCGAATGATATAAGATTAGGCATAAGTGCAAAAGCATCTTCTTTGTGCCAGGGTGTACCTGTGTTTATTATACGTCCACCTCTGTTTTTTATATTTTGTAATTCTTGATAAACCATTTTTGTTCTTTCTCTGTGAGCTTTTGAAATCCTATCATCTAAGTTGATAATGTCATCTGTGATAACCAAACTTGCGTGTTTACCCGTCAAACTTGATTTAGAACCAGTACCTATTAACTGCGAGCTTCCTTTTGTGCCTTGATTTAAATTTGTATCTATCTCAAATGCTGATTCCTTTGTTAATATACATTCTACTTCCCATATAGAATAAGATAATTCTTGATATATTTCTGTTTTTAATAATTTAGCAACCTGTGTTACAATTTCCTTAACATCATCATCGGACTTTCTTAAGAATATAATGTTTAAATATGGTTTTAATATTATTAATAATGCTATCGCTATTGATAAGCAAGTTGTTTTATAACTACCACGATGTGCTTGTATTGTAACATCTTCTTTAGAAAATAAAAACAATCTTAACCATTCGTTATGTATTTCTATTAGATCATCAAAACCATTTTCCAGGCCAAACGCTATTGGGTTCTTTTTAACCAAGTCTAAGTATTTCTTTTCATTGCGTGACAATTCAATGTTAATCACCGCCTAAATATTTATCTACTAATTTAGATTTGCTTGTGATATCAACATTTCCAGAATGTTCTATTTTGTCTGTAAATAGTTTGTGATGCTTACCAAGTAGCTTTAATGCATCTAAGGATAGCTTGTCATCTGTTTTCTTATTACGTTCCATCAATTCTATTATCTCTATTAAAACATCATCAGCTGACATTTTAACCCTTTTCGAACGTTTATCTATTTCTTTCTCTAATTGTTCTTTTATGTAAGGTTTAGTTAAGTTTTCGTGACCTATAACCTTTGCTGTTTTTTTAGAATATCCAGCTCTTATTGCTGCTTGTGTAGCATTAAAATCTTTCATATATTCTAATATAAATTGATTTTGCTTGTTTGTTAGTTTTCTACTCAATGCTACACCCCCTTATATATTAATAATGTTTAATTGCAAATTCTTCCCTAACTGGCCTCAATGCTTTGTTTACCTTCCCGACATATTCATCTGTTAATTCTGTACCTTTATCTGAATTGATTCCTATATGATGTTTACAGTCTTTGCAATCTTTAATTTCACATATATCAGTCAAAAGCCAAAAGCAAGTATCACGATCATTCATGTTGTCCCTCCTTTTACACTTTAAATTTCTCTATAAGAAGCAACTTCTGATACATCTTCTTTAAGCAATTCGTTTAAACGTTCTAATGATATAACAGCTATTTCTTTTTCTTCGTGAAATACAATTACATCTTTTCCATCTGCTGTTTTAATTATTCTTAAATCGCTTTGCATGTTATCCCTCCTACACTACTCTATTCAACAAAAACCTATCCTTGTACATTATAAAATTCTCAACACTTCTACCGTCTTCTTTTTCTTTCATATACCATTCTACCATTTTATACAATCCTGTTTCTCCTGCCAACTCAACTATATCTTTTATTTGTTCCCTTACGTTATAGCAATTATCAATTTTAATCTTTTTTCTATTATCAGAAATCTTATTGTTTATAATTTTAATATATTTATGATCTTCTATATCTTTAAAATATATATAGTCTTTTTCAGCTACTCCGTCTTGCGGAGGTAAGTTTATTTCTTTATATTCTAGTTCTTTATAACCTAGTTCTTTATAGTTGGTCTCTCTGACTATACCCAGTGGTCTCTCTGAACATACCCTATGGTCTCTCTGACTACTGGTATTATCTATATTTACATTAACTACATAAGTATTGCTCTTATAAGCGCCATTTTCATGATTGCATCTATTATTTTTAAATATCAATCCCATATTTTCTAACTTTTTAATAGCACGTTGAACGCTAGTTTTAGATGTCCCTGCTTTTTCAGATATAGTATCTAAACTTGGAAATGCTGTTTTACCATTATTAGCACATCTTGCTAGATAACAATAAACGGATATTTCTATACATTTTAAGCCTAGCTCATGTATCTCGTTCGGCACCTGGTAGTAAGGAACTTCCATTCTTTCTAATTTATCATTCTCCATGTCCATCTCCTTAGACACTCCGCATATAATAATAGTGGGCAACACGTTGGAGTATTGCGTGAGTTTATCCCGTCAGACTAGCCCACCTTTAATTATAAACTTATTTAATATTCATCTTTTATAGATTTAATATACTTGATATCTTTTTTGACCAAAATAAACCATTCGCCATTTATATTTTCTTTTTCAAATTTATTATGCAAGTTTTCTTCTAAAGCATATATATCTTTGCTTTTTATTACTTTAATTATCTCTAATTCAAAAGGCATTTTAGTACCTAGTTGATCCATTCTTTTTACTATTTCTACAAGTTACAAACCCCATTGTTTATATACCCCCCTCTATAACTCAATCTTCTTCTTTGAAAAACAGTAACAGTTACCCAAAGCATTAATCTGCAACCATGATTCTGAATATTTAACACCTTTTTCGGTATACTTAGTAATGTAATGTTTCATTTCGCGCCCCCATTCAATTTAATAATTTATAGAATATAACAACCGGATCGTCCATATTAAATTCATTTTCTATTATATTCTTCATTTCCTTGATATCACTTATACTTTTGACTTTTCCCGGAAGTACTAATTGAACATTTCCTGTGCCAAACCCTCCAGATTTTATTACATAAGAATATGAAACAAAATACAAATAAGTTGGTCTAAATATTTTTCTTATATATTCAATCATTTATTCCTCCGTTCAATTCGATGATTGGCATTTATTTCTTACTTTCCTTAATCTATCAATTTCTTTTTCTACATCTCTTAATGTTGCTTCGTCTATAAGGTTGTTATCGCTAATGCTATGTCTGTTGTTGATTTCCCTTAATTCTATAAGTAATTCTTCTTCAGCTCTAATA